GGCCGGAATTGCAGGCATTGTTGTGCAACATTTGTATGTGCGTGCCAAAACCAGATTCATTCGCATGATCCATAGCCCAGATGTAGGGGGTGTGATCAAGTGTGATGATCATGAGATTTACGCTCGCGGTGAATTCCTTGATTTGGTCTCAAGTGATACCTCTAAGTGTGAGAGAGAATTGCAGCGGATTGCTCGTTCAGATGTGGATGGGCCAGCTGTGGTTGGTGATGATGTTGATTCGTGGTCTTTGAAACAGCCACGTTCATCAGCTTCACAGATCACTCGTTACCAAGTGCTCCAATGGGATAATCCTACCATGACATTGGCTTCTTTGTGCACCACGTCGTTTGACGGGGCTCCATCGAAACAACAGGTGAATCTTGTTCGTTCGATTGGCCAGATGGGTGGGTATAATCAGGTTTACCACGTTCTGAATGTGTCAGTGAATGCGTCAGAAGTGGCGGAACAGGCTCGCGCGAGCTTGGACATGTGTCGATTGGTTGTGTCCAACCTGCAGAAGCGTGGGGTTCCGTACAACTTGATCCCTCAACTTGCTCAACCAAAGTGTGTCGGTGACATACTCATGCGTATTGGTACTAGTGACCCTTGTTTTGTCACTATGGAGATGCGCTCTTATTATGCCAACATTGTGTTTTCAGAAAATATGTGGGCCTTGGGCTTTCAAGCCCCTGTTTTGGATAGCCGTCAGTATGCTGAAGCGAATCTGAATTTGGGGTTTGAACAAAAAGTTGAGTCGAATTTTCCATTGGGAGCTGTGGCTCAATTAGGCGCGTCGTCGCCTACTCTTTCGAAGAATTGATAAAGGAACTGGGCTGGGAAACTGGGTGGGAGTACGCCCCTGTTTTTGACTACCATGCGAAATGGAACAAATGGTCGCGATATTCGTGATCACAAGTTCCACATTGATAGACGCTTTTTGGTAACGGATAAACAAGGGAAGAACCCATTCCGTCGGGTTGGTGTGAAAACGTATCCTGGAAGTAAGGTGCGCGTTCCGCCACAGGTGTGGACTAGAGACGGAGTTACTGACCAAAATGGCTATAACTTTATGAGTGCTCTAGAAGATCCACATGTGAAAGGTCGCTTGAGAAAGAACTTTCAACCCAAGTGTTGGGACAAGTTGCCAGTTCGCCCAGGCTGTGCACTGAGAGTTAATTATGACTTGCTTAAGAAAGATGGTCGTAATTCCATTCATGTGTATCTTGAAACTTTGTCAGTAGCAGGCTTTTCTGATGTTCCTTTTTGTGGGTCAAAATTTGATCCAATGATGTTTTTGTCTTCTTTTCGAAAGAGATTGGGCCCCCTCATGCCAGCTCCGGATGAGCACACTTTGCGTGA